GCCACCTTCAAGATCCTAGAGATATAAAATATCGTCCTTACAATATGGAACAATACCAAAAGAACATTACAAAAAATGATAAAGAATTTTCTGAACTTGCCTATATGTTCCATCAACTAAATCCTTATGAAAGATTTATAAATACAGGTTTAAGGACTCCTGGTAAAATAGCTAATAATAGCTATCAATTATCAGATTTCTTGCCTAGTATGTTCCAGCCAGATTTTCGCAAGAAATCTAAATAGTAAAAAAAAAGAGCAGGCTACAAAGCCTGCTTTTTCTTATGGAACTGGAACTATTTCATAAGGTTTTAAAGCATCCAAAGATACTTCTTTTAATGCATGAAATCCCCAAAAGCCTGTTTTTGTTCCTTTAGCTTTTAAATTAGGATCTAAAATTAAATCCTCATGTTGGAATGTATTTAAAGTATTTACATCTGCTAATCCACAAATATAAACTATTCCATTAGAACTTGGATGGCATATACAAATTATTTGAGGATATGTATTTTCTTTAAATATAATAGGAAAATGCCCATATTCTACAGTTTTAACTCCTACATTATATCCTGGAATATCTGGGATATTAAAATCTGTAGAGTTTCCTACAGCCATATTAATGTTATCAATATCCATTTTAAGATATTTAGCAACTGCAAATTCACCTTTTAGACCATTAACAAATCTTTTCATTTCAGAAGCTCCATCTGCTTTATGATGGACTTCTGATTTTTTAGCTTCTACTATTTTTTCAGCTAAACCTAAGATATGTTTTAATTCTAAAGGATTTAAAATTACTTTTATAAATTTAGTAGCATGAATTGCTACACGTTGTTGATATAAATCTTTAATATCTAACATATTATTTTATAGTAAATCTTGGAGATTCACTATCCTCACAATATTGTTCATATAAATCTGGATTATCTGTTTTAAATTTAACACTATTAAATCTATGCGAAGTAATAACAGATGCTTTAACTTTGTGTTTAGGATTGTCTGGACAAAAACCTTTATTAGCATATTCTAAAATAATATCTTTTAATTGAGATTGAATTTCTTCAGCTTTCTTAAGTTTTTCTCCATTAGATAAATATTTTTCTACATATTTAGTCATTTCACTATTTGGAGTTAATGATTTAGGAGTTTCTTTAATAGCTTTTGTAACATCTTCTTTGTCTATTTCATAACTTAATCTAGGAGGCATCTTCATTAACATATTATATTGATAAAAATCACGTCCTTTATTTATCATTTCCATAATAAACATTTCGTCTCTAGGAATGACAAAATAATTCATTTCCCAATTTTTATCAAATAATGCACAAAGAATTGCACTTCTAGCTCCAGTTACTGCCATATAAAGTTGAACTTGTGCATAATAACTAGCTGGAATTCCATTATATTCTGGTTTATACCAGTTAACTTCAGCCCATTCACTAACCCATTTAATTTCAACAATAATGTTATTTTTAAAATCTGTACCTTTCTTAAAAGCTATACCATCTACATTAGCCCTAAAGAATGGGTAATCTGAATTAATAATCATAAATTCAGGTTTTCCAACAGTATATCCTAATTTAGCAAAATAAGGTTGGACATAATTTGTCAAAATAAGATTTTCTAAATCTTTTCCTTTTTTAACAAAAGGATTATCTGACATATCTTCTTTATATCCTTCAACTTTTTGTTTGTAAACTTTTAAAGGTGAGCTATATGAATTAAGTCCCATAATGGCTCCAATATCACTTCCGCCAATACCTTTAGTTCTTAATTCTAACCAATCCTCTTCATTATCAAACGAAATTGTAGTTAATTTTTTATTTTCTTGAAGATTATACATTTCTAAAGTTTCCATATTTATTCCTTTCTATACTTCATAAAATATAAAAGATGTTTTAATGCATCACGAATATGATCATTAACTTGTTTACCATTTAAATAATATCTTCCATTAATTCTTTTTTCAAAACCTGGGATATATCTAGGTAAATCATCATCTTTAAAACGTGATTTAGCTTGTGTAGGTGTTTGTAATGCATATTTTATACCAAGCATTTCTAAAGTAAATTCTAAAGCTCCAATAAATTGTATAGTTTCAGGCATTTTTCCCATTAAAAATCCTTGAGTTCTAATCATAAAGCTTTCTATAATAACTTTAGTCTCGTCAAAAACATCTGCACAATCAAAAATATAATCTATAATAGCACACCAATAATCATATCTTGTTAAATAATCTTTAGCGGCTATACTTTGATATTTTAAAGATTTCCAATCATTATCTTCAATAACTGCAATACCTGTATGTCCTTTTCCTTCATTAAAACTACCTGAAGGATCTACGAAGATATATTTCATAATGTTAACCATCTTTTTAAATCTGCTTTTTTAACAGTAATTGTACCTTTTACTATTTTTGAAGTATCTGGATGTTCTTCTAGAATCTTACTACATTCAAAAACTCTAAATTTAGATACCCATGTAGCTTCTCCTAAAACAACGCCTGCTTTAATTTGTTTACCATTATAAGATTCTGTTTCTATAATATCTTCTTCTGCTATATTATAAGCATCAAATTTTGTAGTTAATGGAATAACCAACATTTTTTCTTGTGCAGGTACAGAATCTCTAAGGCATATTGCTAAATGTCTTCCTGAGAATTCTGTACCTGGATTTTGTCCAAAATCTATTTCATAGATTTCACCTACTCTAGAAATAAAATGTGGAGATGTTGGAGAATCCCAATATATTTGTAAACGTCTTAACCAAGCTTCTCTTGCATTTTTCTTATATTCATAAGACATTAATGTTCTCCTCCTTTTTCTGCCCAATTTGTGTTACTTATAGAGATTTCTGCAACTAATGGAACATATGTCTTTACTGTAGTTTCCATTATTTGTTTAATTTTATAAATTACGTCATGTTCTCCTTCAGCTACACAAATTGCTAACTCATCGTGAATACAACCTTGTAAACGTGTTTTTAATTTGTGTTGTCTTAAATATGCATCTACCCTAATAATTACAAGTTTAATAATATCAGCTGCTGAACCTTGGATAAGATAATTATTAAGTTTATAAATATCTTTAGAATCTTCAATATAATATCTACGTCCTAATAAATTTGTAACGTATCCTCCATTAGTTACCCAATGTCTAGCTACCCAATTACTATATGTTTTTACATCTTTAAATTTAGATTTAAAACCATTATACAATTTAGCAACTACATCAGGATCACAATCTGCTAAGATTTCTTGAATTTTTCTTAAACTAGAACCATAAATTAAAGCAAAATTAACTCTTTTACCAATACTTCGCATTTTTTTAAATTCAGGACTATTTACATCCAATTCTGGGAATGCTTCTTTAGTAGATTGCGTATGTAAATCTACACCTTGCCAATCTTCTAAATCATCATCATGTATCCAAACACCATTTAATTTATGACATTGAAATGGCATATATGCTCTAAGCATATTAACATCTCCTAAACCTCCAGTAGCATAGTATGTATATTCTGCTTGTAAACGAAGTTCTACTTGAGAATAATCAATAAATGCCATTTCAGGATATTCAGGATCTGTTATAAACATTTTTCTAGGATGAAAAAGTTCAAAATCTCCTAAATGTGACATAATTGGATTTTTTGGAAATTGCTGGAAATTTGACGTAAAACGTCCAGAAATGGCTCCATTTGGATTATATTGGGTATAAACTTTTGTATCTTTAGTAGCATTCAATTTATTTAACATTGAATTTACATAAGTTGACATCCATTTATATAAAGTTCTTAAATAAATTACATTATTAAGATATTCTTTGACAACATCAGGCATTTTATCATCTGTTGCAATTAATATAGACATTTGGTTTTTATCAGTACTAGCAAGTTCATAACCAAATTTATTTTTTAACATATCTTTAATTGCTTGATGCTGATTAGGAGATATATTTTCTCCACAAAGTTTTTCATTAATTTCTTTAATATTATTAATTTCAAATATTAAAGCTTGTTTACATTTAATTAAATACTTTTTATCTACAGTATATCCAGTACGTTCCATACGAACTAATGGCATAATTAAACGTTGTTCTCTTTTTAAAATATTAATTTGGTTTTTAGCACTTACAATAGGTAATAATTTTTTAGTTAACTCTAAAACTAAAATAACATCACATGCACCATATTTATGCATTAAATTTTTATCAATATCTTTATATGTAATTCTACTAGTTAATGTCCAAGTATTCCAAATTTTTTGAACATCATCTGGAAATTCTTCTAATGTACTAGTAACATCTTTAAGAACTTCATTAATTATTCTTCTAGAAATACCATAAGGTTTTAATTTAAATTCTAAATCTTTTAATTTATTATGCCATATCATTTTTAAAGCATCATCAATTTGTCTACCAGCTTCTGCATATTGAGGTCCTAATATACGTCTTGCTAAAGGTTTTAAAGCTAATGGCAAACCTCCTTCACGTTCTGACTTACTTTCTAATGCTAATCTAGCAATAGCCATTAAATCACAACAATTAGAGGTATGCCATACATAATTAATGTTCCAAAGCATA